TTGAACTCCGCAGCCGGGGCCGGAGGAGTATAGCTGACAGCGGCCAAGTTGCCGGTGATGCTGACACCCGAGTTGGGGGAGCCTGAAGTGTTGGAGCCCGGTACCGTAATGCCACTGTTTTGAACCCCGTTCAAGAGAATGAAGGTCTTACCAAAGGCAAGGGGTGCGATGACAGCACCGTCTTCTAGATTCTGGAGGACTTCAGCACCGCTGGTCGTGCTGATATAGGTATTCCACGAGGTGGCGTATCCGCCAGCGTCTTTAACCGGTGATGCAACTACGAGAAGGTTACCCGCTAACACGGACAGGTTGGCCTCTGCACTGGCAACAGTCTCACCGTTCACGGTCACGAAGGTGTTCTTCACGTAGAAGGTGGTCGTGGTAGCGATGCCCTGCTTGTGGCTGTCTGCTGTTGGGGTGTACTGGGTCAACACAGGAGTTCCCGGAGCACTGATGGTAGGACCGTCCGTCATGACGGTGGGGTCATTCGAGGCTTCCACCCACACGTTTCCTTCGAGCCCGGTGATGTGTAGGGAGAAATTGAACCAGTTGTTGATGTTCCGCCACGCACCAGAAAGCGCGGCTTGGGAACTGAAGATTGTATTATTCGCCGTTTGCATGAGAATCCCTCTGATATAGAGGGTCATAGTTTGTAAATCATAATTCGGGGTTTTTCTTGGGAAAAGTTTTAGAACTATGAACCTCTATTGGTGAGGGTACTAAAAATGGCTAAGCTTCGTGCTACTGCATCTTTCGGACTAGGTGGGAGTAAAACCACAGAGTCCGTCTTTTCCAAAAACCACTTTTCTTCGGAGACTACGCTGTCGCCGGAGGTTCGCCAAAAGATTGCCTCGCTTGGTTTAACAAGGGTCGCAGGGAACCAATTTATCTGTGAGTCTTCACGTGATTTCTGGGTAGTACAAGGAAACAAGGTCATGAGACTTTCAGGGGACGAGGTAGATAATGGAGAAAGCTTGAAAGCTGCTCCTGTGGATAATCCTGCGAGTTTCCTAGCTGCGATACTGGACGACCTTTCGTTCTGACGATGGCTAACCCCTTCAATCTCGGTGTCTATCGTTGGCTGAATACTGTCACAGGGAAGTCCTATGTGGGTAGTTCCAGTACTAAAACAGAGTTTGAACAAGCACTAGCTGAGTACAGGCAGAACCCGACACGTTGCGAGGTCTGCTGCAACCCTGTGCAGTTATTATCTACTCAACAGAGCAAGCGGTGGGTAACCAAACTATACAATCGCAAGCATTGTAGCCGCGCTTGTGCTAATAAGGTAAAGAGTTTCACAACCCTCTTGAAGAAGGAGAAAGCAGCCTCGGCTGTGGTATAACCCCTATGGCAGATACACCAAAGTATTCTAGTATTATCGACAGCTTTTTAGACTCCCGTGAGCCTAACTGGAAAGACCTTGGGATGAAGGACGCCAAGGACTCCGGCGACGACTGGCTCGAACGCACACGAGGCGAAGCCGACACCGACTTCATGGATGCCATCGCCGAGGGGTCGAGCAAGCATACCGCCATGCCTCCGACAAGTAAGGGGGCCACTCTTCAGAACCGTCTGCTGGACAAAGAGACTGCGGCTCCTCGTCTCGTTGGTGCTCGTGGTGGAAACCTGCGTCAGGCTGCTAACTCTGACGACTACAAGTCTGCCGTGGGCGATGACGACTCTCTCATGGCGGAAGTCACTCAGACTCTCGAAGAAGCTGCCAAGGGCGGCAAGGTAGAGAAGAAGAACCGTTCCGATGGAGAGATTCAGCGTTACGTTCATCAGCTTTTGAATCAGGGGGTTACTCCCTCAAAGGTTGCAGCACAGTTGAAGAAGCTGGCGAAGATTGAAAAGTTTGACGTGACGGCTGCTGCGACGTACCTCCACAAGAACGCCGGTATCCTTGGCGTTGCTTATCTGGAGCCGAACCACAAGACCGCCGAGATTGAACTCTACAACAAGGGCAACAACATGAGCAACTCGTTCCTGAACAACTCCGACGCCGGGGGAACAGGGATGCAGATTCTCGAACCGAACACATTCATGGACGGCAACAACCCGCAGTACGGTCGCACCGCTTCTGAAGACAAGACCGCATTCTTCAACTCCAACCGTGAGTTGCAGGTCTTGCAGCAGCTTAGGGAAGAGGGCAACATCGTAGGTCAGATTGAACCCGGCGACACCGTTACCATCCTCACCCCTCAGGGTCAGGAGCGTAAGGGACGTGCGGTTATGTTCAATGCCGACCATCACGCTTGGGTTCTCAACATGGGCGGAGCCCACGGTACACCGGGCATGGCGGATGCAGAGAATATCGTCAAGGTCAAGAAGGCTCCGAAGAAGTCATCGAGCAACGACTGCGTACGTCAGAACAAGGCGTGGAAGTCCGCTGGTATCACCCCACGTGCCAAGTCGGTCAAGCAGATTACCGCTTGCGCTGACTGCTCCTACTTCAAGAAGAACGGCTCCACCAAGTCCTGCGGTCTCTATGGACTACCTGTTGTCTCTTCGGCCTCAGAATTGACCTCAGTGGTCAATAAGTTAACCGCTGGCGTTCCCTCCGACCTCAAGAAGGCTGCGTTGGTGCAGATTGCCAACCGTCTCCCTCAGCAAGTCACCCCCAAGGCTGCTTCCGATAAGGCTCCAATTGTCCATCAGTCGTCCTTCACTAAGGAACGCAACTACGGCTTCAAGGAAGGCCAGCATTTCAGCGGCAACCTTGTACACAAGGCTCACGTCAAGGGCTTCACGCTGAAGCAGATAACTGCCGCTGCCGAGAAGAAGTACGGCACGCTCGAAGCTTCACGCGGTATCCGTGAGTTCGTCGCCAGCCTCCAGAAGGAACGGGGCAAGATTATCATGGCGAAGGCCGATGCGGACTACCTGAAGAAGGTGGGTATCCACAACGAGGCTATCGTTGGTGCTGCCAAGTGTGCTTCCTGCAAGGCTCACACCGGCAAGGAAACTCACAAGGCTGCTTCGGTCGAAGGCGTGACCCGTGCAACTAACCCGTTCGTGGAAACAACTATGGGTTCGGTTCGTGGAACCCGTCACACTGCTGCCACTCACTTTGACTCTGCCTCCGTGGACAAGTACCACAAGGCGGGTCACAGCATTCCGAAGATTCTCAAGGCTGCATCTGCCAAGTTCGGTTCGGCACAGGCATCCAAGGCAATCCGCGACTGGGCACACAACCTTAAGAACACCAACACAAAGATTGCTCTCAGCCAGATTGATTGCACAGTATTGAACAAGATGGGCGTCAAACTGGGTAGCCAGAACGCCATCGTTGGGGCAGAGAAGTGTGGCTCCTGCTCATTCCGCAATGGTATGCATTGCGGAATGACAGGTGGTACGCTCATCCACTTTCCCGGCATGAACCAGACGGCCTCGAATCACAAGGTCGCAGCGGGTGCCCCGGAAGACGGACGTTCTATATTGAAGGAGTTCGACTTGATGGGTAGCAAGCCACAGGGCGACATTGACATGAGTGCTCCGTCTCGTGCGGACATTCAGATGAACAACGTGATGGACGCAGGGGACTTATGAAGGTGTACCTCGTAAGAAATACTATCAACGGCAAAGTGTATGTAGGTAAGACCGTTGAGAGTACCGGGTCGCGATGGGTTAAGCATGTGTCCGCCGCAAAACACGGTAGTAGGACGTACATCCATAAGGCCATAAGAAAGTACGGTGCTGAGGTTTTTGTAGTTGAAGAGTTAGCATCAGCGGATTCAAATGAACAGTTGTCTATTTTAGAGCAACAGTTTATTAAACAGTTTGAATCTTCAAAGTCTGAGTATGGCTACAATCTTACTCTTGGCGGAGAAGGCATCACAGGTTGGAGCCATTCAGAAGAAACGAAAAGGAAGATTGGGATAGCAAATAAGGGTGGTGTAAGGGATGAGCAACTGAGAGCAAGAATCTCGCAGAAGCTAACCGGGCGTAAACTGAGTGCCTCCCACCGAAGTAAGTTAGTGGGGCAAGTTGTTACGGAAGAAGTGAGAGCAAGAATTTCAAGTAAGCTTTTAGGGCACAAGGTGTCTGATGAAACGCGGAGAAAAATATCCGAATCTCATAAAAAGCGAAGGGTGAAGGTATGAGCGGTAGGAATACCAGCGGTGTAGAAGTGAATGAAGACGGCAGCATCACGGTGCTTGAATCGGAACGGGAGAAAGACCGCCGTATCCGCAGGGAACGTGTGGAGAACATTCGGGAGAGCATTACTAACCCGAACTACGACCCCGCTGAAGCCAGCCGTATGATTGCCGTAGAGATTGCCAGAGTAGCCGAAGACTTGAGCGACTGCCTTGGCGATGGGCCAATGGACACCACCCGGTTGAAAGTCTACGAGCAGCAACTGAGAGCGTTGCGTGAACTCGGCAAGCAGTTGGGTGACGCAGACTACTTGAGCAAGAAGGACGTTCTCAACTTTGACGGGGCAAAATTCACCTATGTATTGGGGGTTATTGTTGATAGCTTTGTCAAAGCGTTGAAAGAGGCTGGGGTGGGAGAAGACCTGCGAACAAGTATTATGCGGCACTACCGTGATGAAATGCAAATAAATGAGGCGAAAATTCGTAAGGAAACTATGGCTATAGGTAAGAAATGAAACTCATAGATTTGACAAATCGCAGGTTTGGTCTCTTGACCGTAATCGGTAGCTGCAATAGCTGGAAGAGTGCCCTATCTACTGAGGCGTTCGAAGCGCATGTAACACAAGTTTACAACCACCTTCATAATATGAAGTGTATGAAAGTAGGAGCATAAAATGGCCGCTAGTGGGAACTCAGTCGCAATTAAATCTTTCCAGTCCTTCGTTGTCAACGAAGGGCTCCTCGCCAAGGTCGTAGAGGCCGTCAAGGCTGGTGAGAAAGACGCACGCACGTCTGGCGATGTAAAATCTTTTGAGATTTTTTATTCAGGTTTCCGTCAGAACATCTCCATCGGGCGCATCTTCATCGTCCCGGCGAAGGTCTGCGACGTTCGTAACAACTTCCCCATTGCCCTGCTCTACGGCACTGTGGTCAAGGAACTGAATCTCGGCGAAGAGACCGCAGACCTCATCACCAACAAAATGGGCGACACCGAATTTGATGAATACAGCCAAGCTGACTACGCCGCTATCAAGGACAAGTTCTTCACGAACGAGGAGGGCGACTTAACCTCGCTGGTTATCTTCGCTCCTCACTGGTCGAACATCCGCGAGTACATCGGCTTCAAGTTCACGGACGAAGACGATAAGCTCTCTAACCTGCTCCGCCACCTTGTGTTCTCGGCGTACTTCAACCCGGCTGTCTCCTCCGCGTTCGACGCATTGATGACCACGGTGGACACCAACAAGCTGGACGTTACCGACATCACCCCGAAGCTGACCTACCCCTTCCTCACTCAGAATCCGCTCACTGCGTACCCTGAGTTCTCGAAGCAGGGTGGTTGGACGAAGACCAAGATTTTCCTCACCGCCAAGACGGCGGACGCCATCACTCAGGAAGTGCTTGAGCCTCAGGAGTTGAGCGTGTTCGATGAACTCGACGCGGTTCTCAATGAAGTCACCATGCCTCCGGTTGATGCGATGGAAGATGTGGCCGACTACAAGGGGCCTGACGGTTCCAACCACGGCAACGCTGAGATTCCAGAAATTGCCGACATCAAGGACTCCATCCAAAACACCAAGGAAGAGGATGAGCCGAAGACTGCTGCGGCAAACCCTAATCGGTACCCTATGTCTTCGTTATTGGCAGAAGCGGGTATGTCCATCAAAGAATTTATGGGCTTTGATGAGAATACAAAGAAGACTGTGCTCCAGAGGGCCGCAGATAGTCTGTCAAAGGTTTCGGCTCTTGATGACGGAACAGAACTGCGTCATCGCCCTGACTACGGCGAGAAGGGTTCCTACACGCAGGAGATGAACGAAGACGCCATGAAGATGGGCTCAGAGGCTCCTTTCGAGACCCCGTTCACCAACGTCGGGCCGGGAACCTCCGCTCACGACAATGCGAACAAGGCTATCGCTGTAGCAGTTGACACCATCTCGACCAAGGGTGACGCACCTATCGGTATCGCAATTGACGAGACCGGTGTGCCGCGTCGTGCTGAGGAAGAGCGTAAGGTTGCTGCGTCATATCCACAGTACACCGTGAATGGACGAGTCTGCACTTCTTATGAGGATGCCAACCGCTACTGGGAAGCCAAGGGCGGCATCATGATGGAGAAGCTTGAGGGTCTCCCGGCTCACGTGTTGCGGGAACGACCATTGGAGTCAGCAAAGTCAGCGAAGAAGACCAGCTTCGACATCGTGGCTGCGGTGGTTGACGCCATCGACTTGGACTTGACCGATGACACCGACGCACTCTCGACCAACGCCAAGGCCGCACGTGTGAAGAACGAGAACCACCTGAACAAGTACGCCATCCGTCGCAAGAAGGCCAACGTGAATCTGACTGAAGATAGCATCTGGGATGCTATCACCGAAGACTTCGGTGAGGCTCCGCAGGTTGAACTTCCGGGTGAAGGCTCCGCTCCCAAGGGCGGCGATGAGACTGGCGACAGCGGCGTTTCCGAATCTGAACCTAAGACCGATGCTCCCAAGAAGGACGGGTTCAAGTCCAAGATGTTCAACAAGGACAAGGCCGAGAAGCCAGCGGAGCCCAAGGCTGAAGAGCCGAAGGAAGAGAAGAAGGAAACTCCGAAGGAAGCTGCGTTTGACCAGTATCCCGGTGAACACGGTTGCCGTACTTACGTCGGCGAGACAGACACTCAGGGTCGGGCAAAAGGTCCGGGTCAGGTCTGCATGAAGCCTGAGACGGTCAAGATTGACGGACGCATGTACTGCGACGAACACCGCCCTGACAAGTCAGCCTCGGCTAAGATGGCTACTTGGATGAACGACTACGAGATTCAGGACGCCCAGCGTCGGTTCGCTCAAGACCCAATCATCGGGCCGGTGTGCAACTTCCTCGCCGCGTTCGCTGATGAAGTCAACAGCAACTCCGATGGTTGGCACTCGTGGCCGCTTCCGGCTCACGCTGCGTCATCGCTGATGGGTCTGGTACAGAAGGCTAAGGACAACAGCCGCAACAGTATGCCGGGTCAGGTGCCCGTCACCGTTGAAGATGTCAAGAAGGCGATGGCACCTATCAAGGCGTTCATGACCCGTCGCGGTCTCAAAGCTGGTATGGTCATGCCGTCATTGGTCATCAGTTCGAAGAAGGTGGCTGCGGCGAAGAAGGCGACTGCCCTATTCCCTTGCAAGTGCGGACGTAAGCTGATTGGCGGAGAAGGCGAGGAAGACAACTACTACTCGTGCAGTGGTTGCAACAAGATTAGCACTCAGTGTGACTGCCCTCCCTCGAAGACGGGCAACGACGTGAGCGCAGACATCTCCGAAGCCAAGGCTGAGGTTGTATCTCCGACCACAGTTGACGCCGACATCAAGCAGCCGGTCAAGACCGTTGAAGAAGCGGCTAAGGTTGGTGGTTGCGACGACGGTCTGCGTGACGATAAGGTTGCTAAAACGGACTCCACGGGAGACGACAAGTACCGTGAGATGCAGCGTGTGAAGCAGCAGGAGCAGTTGAAGAAGCAGGAAGAGGCACAGGCGTCCAAGTCCGCTGCTGATATAAGTGGGGACATCTCTGAGGCTAAGGCCGAAGTGGAGTCCCCTGCATCGGTCGATGCTGACATCAAGCAGCCGGTGAAGTCGGTTGAGGAAGCCGCAAAGGTGAAGGTACTTGCTGCCATCGCTCGTAAGAGGGCGGATGCTATTTCTGGTGACATTGCTGATGCGAAGTCTGAACTGGATGCTGGTGCCAAGGCTGAACTAGCCGACAGCCCTGAAGCAACCAAGACCGTGAACCCAGAGCACTTCGCCGCCGCTGGTGACGAGCACGATGAGGCAGTAGAGATGAGCGACACCTTTGGCGAACTGGCCGACCTCGCCGACAATCTTCCGACACAGATTACCGCTGGTGCAAAGACGGGCTCTTACGCCAGCAAGAATTTCAAGAGTAAGAAGGACTTCAGGGAAGCTGTTCTGTCTGGCAAGCAGATTTCTCTCTATAACCCCGGCATGGGTGAACCCCCAATGAATGGTCGGGCAACAGTCGAAGGCCCTTGGTACCCAGAGCCCCATCGCTGGTACGCGGAAGTTATGGTTAAGGACGGAATTGTTGTAGGGGTGAAATAATGGCTACCGATAAGAAATCCGACTACAACATGCCCGGTGCAACCTCACAGCAGTACGAGGATTGGGCTGGGTCATTTGGTGAAGAGCAGCCGGAGTGCGAGGCCAAGAATGCTAACGGCCACTCTTGCGGTAACCACATGAGCAGTCTCAGCCAAGACCCGTGGTGTGCCTCCCATGAACTGTTGTACAACACTGTAGAAGCCGACCCCACCGATGAGCCCTACCTCACTCCTCAGGACATCGCGGAGTTGACTGAGGCTGCACACGGAGACGAGTACATTATCTACGACAAGAACGGCAAACAGTTCCCGCCGCCCCGCACCAAGACTGGTGCATGGAACCCTCAAACGATGTATCCGAGCGGAGCTTGCAAGCACTGCAACGGACAGGGTAAGTTCCGTTCAACGGAGCCCAACTCCAGCATCCCGCAGACTTGTAACATCTGTCACGGCACTGGTGGTACGGTTCCCTCCCCTGAAGACAGAGCACGGCACCCGGAAATCTTTGCTGCCAAGACCGGAGCAAAGCTTTGCACCATCTGCCACAAGCCAATCACCCTGTCGCCATCGGCGAAGGAACGTGCTGAGCGCCACGGAGGAAGCCCATCTGACTACACCAACATTTTCACCACCCACTCTCAGTGTGAACTTGATAAGCGTAAGGCTGACACTTCAGCCCTTATGGCTAAAAAGAGGGAAGAGTCAGCACAGGATGAGGCGGCACGTCGTGCCCCGTTCAAGCAGGGAGCGGCTGAAGGATGTGAATACTGTGCGGGTAAGATGCCCTACGCCGAGCAAGCCCCGGTGAAGGGCAACGGTGGCACGTACTACCACTACAGGCTCAATGATGGAGACCCGTTGGCTGTCTGCACGAATCCGAAGTACAACAAGTACAAGGCCCAGCAAGAGAAGCAGGGTATGATTACCAGCGATGCACAACTCGAAACGATGTCCCCTGCTCCTACCGGTACAGGGGGGGCTAAGGATGATATCGGCATCAACTCTTCTCCGGCTTCGACCAAGGGTGGAGTGGAAGTGTTGGATGGAGCAGTACATCACACCGAACGTCCTAATGTAAACGCGATGCGTGAAGTCATTGAGACCCAAGTTGAGATGGAAGTGGGCAAACCGATTGAACAGACCCAAGCTGAAGTTAAAAACGAGGTTAAGGAAATCACCGTGGACAAGAGTAGCGGGACGCAACTTATCATCAACATCGCGGGTAAAAAGAAGACCCTAATGTTCTCCAACGTGGCGACGGCTAATGCCTTCATCAAAGGCGCATCAGCTAAGTTTGGGGATAAATTCAAGGTGGTTCGTCCTGACCAGTGCCCTGACTGCGGCTCGTTGGACAACACAGCATACTACAAGGACGGTCGTCGCTATGACCCGTGGCAGAAGGGTCAGCCCCTATGGGACATAAACAAATGTGATGATTGTGGAAAGCAATGGCCGTTTAAATTTGTCAATCTACCCAAGTCTGCCGCGCCAGCTATCGGTGGGGAAGACCAACCTGTCACCTCCGGCATGTCCGACATCGACGGCCCCGGCCCGAAGTTCCTTGACTTTCGGGAACCATATCAAGGCCAAACTCAGCCTTCCTCGCGTGTGTACATCATCATGGTTGGTGACCAGTACGTGATGGTTGCACCTGACCAAACCTACCGTATCGTCCCTGAAGAAGAGAAGGCAACCCGCTTCGACGGTGAATTTGGTACCGAGGATGCCAAGGAAATCGCAGCGGAAATCAAGGTGAGCACAATGTCGGGAGGTAATCCAGTTCGTGTTATTCCTGCAAAGACAGCTTTCCGTATCGTTAAAGAGCATGGAGACGGCTCCCGCTCTACCCGTTTGGAACCCGGCGACCGTGTACGACTTGTCCGGGTCAGTCAAACTGATGGTTGGTTGATGAAACCGGGCGAACTTGCAACCGTCGTTGGCTACACGCATAAGCGGGAAGCAGAAGCCCAGCCAGACAGCACCATTCAGTCTGTTGATATCAGAACAGACAAAATGGTGGAGGGCAACTGGGGCTCCGCGAGTGTTCCACCATGGTTTTTAGAGTATGTAGGCGATTCACCCAAGAAGGAAGGTTCTATGAAGTCAGCAGGATTCAGCTTTGCCCCCCAGCAGATTGGTGGACAGGTGATTGAGCAGTTCTACCCTCAACTCCAGCACGAGCTTATCTCCTACCCGAACGCCAGCAACGCTCCTATGCCAGCAGAGATGTCCGGTGACGCTCACACGGTTCCCGGCGATGAGAACGGCGAAGAGATGCTGCCCGGTGCCATTGAGGATGCCTTCGAAGGCATGACTCGCATCGGCTACGTTTCCACATCACCGGCTGGTGGTATGGGTATCGGTCGCGACGGTAAGTCACAGGTTCTTGAAGGTGCCCCCCTCCGCAAGGAGAACGATATCCGGGGGCCGATGTTCACCGAAGAGTTCTACGCTGGCACCGACATGGTTCCGGGTTCAGCGTTCGCATCGCTCACGGCCAAGGTTGCCGCTGGTGACGAGAAGAATCAGTTTGGCCTCTTCCTCAAGAAGGTCATGGGCGAAGTTGCCGCTGCCTTCATCGGTGCCTTCAAGGCCACCACTCGTATGCCCATGAACAAGATTCCGGGACTCGGTGAGATTCAGTTGGCACAGATTGAACAGCCGAGCACCATGAACCCGGCCTACAATCTCATCAACACCGGCTCTCGTGTCAAGTACCTCATGGACAAGCTCACGGATAGTCAGGTGCAGGATTGTGTTAATGACGCTTTTGCACAAGCAGCCGTATGGCATGAAGCAAAAGACGGCGGATTTGTGTATGAGGTTTTTGTCCGTGCTGAGACCATTGACACCGAATCTATGCTCCTAAAATACAAATTTGTGACTGGAACCAAGGACTCCGACTAACGCCCTTTCAGACAACTCGTTGTAACAAGGGTAAATCAGATCAAATCAATTCAATTCAGTTGGAAAGCGCAAGGAGAAGGCGGAGTAAATGGCGAATCAATCTGGGTTTCAACTTAATCCTACATTCACCACCTCTCTTTGGTGGTACAAACCAGACCCGGACATTTCGCCCCAAGGTTTGGAAATGATGCTTGAGATTAATGCTATACAGAGAATAGAAACTCTGTTGAATCATAATCAGGTTTGGATATACTACGCCGCCACCACGGGTAACACCAATTCTCAACCTCACATACTTTATGATGCGGTGGCTCAGGCGTTTATGGCAGACATGGAGAACTTGTTCTCAGGGACATCTACGGGTAATACCAGCATACCAATAACAGATGCGACTACTGGAACGAACTATGAGTTGCAGATTGTTAACGGAGCTATTGAAGTAGTACCGCTGAGTTGAGGATTCCACTGAATGGCTAACCTACGTCGTGGGGTAAAAACGGATACAGCTTCGGTCTCATGGCAGGAACACCTGAGCCTCATCGACGTTGAAGCTGATGCCGATGACGGCTTTGATGACCTTCTGGAGGCGGTAGAACCTACCGCTTCTCCTGAAGAGCGTGCTGCCGTGCAATCAGCCCTCAAAGAGATGGCCATCGAAGCTGGCGAAGATGTGGACGAGACCTCCCACCGTGCCTTACCAGTCTCCGCGTCCCTACGTCGTGTTCCTACAACCTCTGGTGTCTTCCAGCGGGGCGGGTCTATCCCTGCCAAAAAGGCAGCAGCAACCAACTGGGATTCTGAGTTCAAGAACGCTCAAGCTCACGCCCGTGATGTTCTGGCGAAACTCGGTCGTTAGGCTTCGAAGTCGTACCCAGCAGCGTTAGCTGCCAGCCGTAAGTCCTCATCACGCTTGTTCATAGAGCACGCTCTGCAATGAGCATAACGGTCGAAGCAGGAGTCACACGTTTCGTTCCCACATCCGGGGCACTCCCATGGTTCCTGTTCATTCGCCTTCTTGCATGAATCGCATTGCCATACTCTCTTCGCCATAGTTCCTCCAAAAAGGTGAGTGGGAGGGGCAATACCACCCATCACCCCTCCCTCAAGTGCCCGACATAGAATTGAGGCTCCCGTTCAGACCCCGCCATGAGCGGTTAGTGGCCTTACTTCTTTTTGGCAAATTCTAGTCGAGCCGCATCCTCCAATTATACCAGAGACTCCACACAAATTGCAACGGGATTTTCTTCCTAAAAAATTTCCAGTAATTTCGCCAATATTGTCCTCTTCTAGTAGAGGAATGTTGAATGGCCCGTGGGCAACGTTTTACAAAACCGACAGACAGTAGTGTTTTTGGAAAAGTCATAGATGGAGCCATAGAAGATGCGAGTAAACTTCTCAATGCCATTGAATTTATCGAGTCACCACAAGGTCTGAACATTAAACTGTACCCGCTTCAGCGGTTGATTGTGAAGTGTATCTTCGCAGTTCCAATTGACTTCGCTCCTATTAAGGTACAGATGTGGGATGTGTTCCGCGAGAACCCTGTTCGCGAGTGCAGCGAGGAAGAGTGCCTGCATATCCTTCATGAAGAAGGACGTTGCAACGTCAATGACTGGCGGGACATGCCGGAGAGGGGCTTCACAGAGGCGGCGATTTTTGCGGGTCGGCGTGGCGGGAAGATGCTTCACGTTGATGAGCCTATCCCAACACCAGATGGATGTAAGCGAAACGGCGATTTAGAAGAAGGAGACGCCGTATTCGGTGAGGATGGACAGGTTTACAAAGTAAAGTACGCTCATCCAGTTGAAGAGTTAGAGGCGTTCAAGGTCTCCTTTGATGATGGTACACACGTATTCGCCCATGGCGGTCACCTGTGGAACACCCTAACCAAGGTTGACCGGAAAGCCGCCAAGTGTTCTAAGCACGCCATTGGGGGCACTACGCGCACTACCGAAGAACTCCTAGCTACTCTAAGGGTGGGTAAGAAACAGGAAACAAACCACTGCATCCCACTTGCAAAGGCAGTAACCTGTCCTGACATTGACCTGCTTCTCGACCCTTACTGTTTGGGGGTATGGCTGGGGGATGGAAATAGCGATTGCGGGATTATCACCGCTGCCCCAGAAGATGCAGACAAGATACTACCCTACTTTGAATCGGCGGGTATGACTTTCTACCAAAACGAGAAAGCACCCACTCGGTGGCACGTACTGGGGTTGTTCTCTCCCTTGCGTCAACTTGGAGTCTTGAAGAACAAGCACATCCCTCATCAATATCTATGGGCGTCCGAGCCGCAAAGGTTATCT